GCTGTGACTACCCATCGAGCTCACCCAGGGCCGCGACGAAGCCGACGAAATTCGAGGGGTCGACGTCCGCAAGCTTGCCGCTGTCTGAGAACTTCGTGAGTAGGTCCTTGACCGCCGCCCGCTTCTCGGCATTGCCGCCGGTGTAGTTCACGATCGCCGCCCGGACGGCCTCGAAGTCGAGGTCACTCTCGGGCTCCGGCTTGGGCTCCGGCTTGGGCTCCGGCTTGGGCTCCGGCTTGGGCTCCGGCTTGGGCTCGGGTTTCTTCTCGGCCTTCATCTCTTCAAGCAGCTCGGCCGCCGCGGTGTCTTCGGACCCGCACCCGCCGCATGCTGTCTTTTCGATGGCCTCGACAATCTTGTCAATTGCCTTTTGGGCCGCCTTGTCCAATTTGATTGTTACTGCAATATCCATATCATCCTCCTCGTTGATATTTTATTTGAGCCCGCACTGGCACCACTCGTCGGGGTCGTCCAGCACGCACTCGATGTACGTCTCGATTGATTCCATCAACCCCATCACCCTGTCGGGCTCTACGAGGTCATACAGTGCCGTCAGGTCGTCGGGCCTGTCGCCATAAGCGACATCGAAGTGCAGCCCCTGGTAGTAGTCGTGGAGCTGGACCCGGAGGACCTTGCAAGCATACAGCACGCAGGGTCTCTCACATCCTGGCTCAAGGTCTTTCTCGTGCACGAAGACTTTGAGGGTTGTGTTTTTCTTTTTCTTTTTCGGTTTTTGCATCCTTTGTTCTTTTAGCAAGACTTGGATTGACATGTCAACTTCCTCCCCGCATTATTTTCCATGCTGTTGCAGCCACTCGTGGAACCTGTCCATTCCCAAGGGCTTTAAGTCGGTCCACCCGACGGGCCACCCCATGAGCCACTCGACCCACATCGGGTTCAGTTGGCCACCCACCCGCTCTGATAGTGGTCGGCTGTTTCGGCTCATGGTAGTAGGACTCGCTTTCCCTGATCTCCAATCCCTCGCAGTCGGCGTCGGCCAAAGGTTTTTCTTCGCCATTGTTTGCAGGCTCGGGCGTTCCTTCCCTGTCCGACCGGCCGCCCTGCCTTTGTTTGTCCCGTAACTGCACGCGCTTGGAGTCGGAAACAAGTTCCGATGCCGTAGCCACTTCTGCATTGACGGTGCCATCATATTCGCCTTTGCCGTTGGAGTTGGCAAATATCCAGATCCGGTCCCTTTTATGGGGCGCTCCGCAGTCCTCCGCCGATACACGACACCATTCCGTATCGTACCCCAGAAGGGCCAGGTCTTTGAGGACCACGGCAAGACCACGAATCCGGAGAAGCGGCGAATTCTCCACAAAGACAAAACTCGGTCTAACCTCACTGATAATCCTTGCCATCTCCGACCAAAGCCCGGATCGTTCCCCCTCGAGCCCCGCACCTTTTCCGGCGGCGCTGATGTCCTGGCACGGGAAGCCCCCAGAGACGACATCCACCTTTCCACGCCATGGTCTACCATCGAAGGTTCTAATGTCGTCCCAGATGGGGAAAGGCCGGAGGGTTTTATCTTCTTGTCTTCGAAGGAGGACCTCTCGGCAATACGGATCGATCTCAACTGCGCACACTGTTCGCCACCCAAGCAGTCGTCCACCCAGAATTCCTCCTCCAGCGCCAGCGAACAATGCCAACTCATTCAACTCCTCCATTCTAAATGTTCTCCACTAGTTTTTCGTACTCTTCGTGAAATTGTTCCCAGCCCTCCTCGGTCCAAAAGTTGAACCGGAGGTCGCCCTTGAGCGCTTTGACCCAAGTCTTCCACTCGATGCTGAAAGGCTTATGCATCCATTCAATGTAGCTGGAATTGAACGTGACCACGTAAGGGTTTCGGGTGGTATGACCGCTCGTGTAGTGTGCATAGACCGTCGGTTCGGGGACGTTCCTATAATTCAAGAGGTCCAGCAGGTCCTCGGCATAGCACCCGTCCGTCACGTCGTGGGCCGGGAAGTACCACCTCTTCTTTTGGTCGATCTTTCGATTCCGCGCGCAGCTGCAGGCATACAGAATGATGTCGAGACTCTCGGCGCCCTCCGTCGCGTCCTGGATTGCATTCGCCAGCTTGGAGTTCGTTGCCAGGTCGAAGCCGAATTGGATCTTGTCCGGGTGGCCGTGGCAAAAGAAAGCGATCGTTTCAATCCGGGTATGCTTACGAAGCGCTTGCATCACAAGCGCCCGGCGCTTCCACCGAGGCACCCCCCTGCAGGGTATCGGGACCAGGTTCTCATCCGGCACCCCATGGAACTTTGCGAACGCCTTGGCCTCCGGGATAAAAGCCCCGGTCGCGTCCCGCTTCCATGGTCGGCTGTTGGTCGACGTGTAGAAGACTAGTGTACGTCTCGGATCCATATCAACTCCTTTCGTCCTCGGGAGTTCCACCCCCGCTTGGTCATCGCTTTAGATAGGTCCTTACTGAACTGGGTATACCCCCGGTGCCCCTCCCGGTCGTCGTGCTCTGGGTAGGCCGCACTGACGGCAATGGAGCCGGCAACGCTGTGCAACATCTGTGCCTGGGGATCGAAGGATTCATCCATCCAATGATCCCGACAGACCGACTGGCCATGAGTGCGGGGCTCATTGCAATCCTCGTGGTCGCAACGTGGTCCCTTGAACCAACAAGTTTTGCAGATGATCCCGGGGCCATGGTCCATGAACCGATACAGGTGATTCTGCGTTTGTTTGCCGCAGCAAGAGCAGCGGACCTCCTCAAGGGGGACCACGTCTTTTGCGAGCGGCGCGGCAAACCATTTTTCTAGTTTGGTCATTTATTCAGCCTCAGAAGAATATCGTTCAAAGTCGAAACAGCTATCCTCGTTTTTCTTCTCACCTGGATGTATGTCGCATGCGCCCTCAAAAGTCCGAAAGTGCTTGCAATCAATACATTTCCTATCAGTCGATACAGTCCCATCGGCCACCTCCGGGGGCAGTCGGATGCCTGACTGTCTCACGATGCAGGCATCATAGTAGTCGTGGAGCTCGCACATGCTTTGCATGGGGCACCCGGCACAGTTTGGATCAGTAGACGGGGTCTTCATTGAGCACCTCTTCGAGCTTTTCAATCGCGTGTTTCAACCAAAGACTTTGGCCTGATTGGTTTTTTCTGTGCAATAATTCCAGTGCCTCCGCAATTACACTTTCGAGCCTTTCGATTCTCTCATCTTCCATCAAAACACCCAATCCCTTTCTTCCGTCGGTTTCATTCGGATCCCTCTGAATCGCACGGGAGTCCCCCGGCCCCCAATCAATTCATGACCCAATGCCTGCATCCCTTCGACGAATGCCGGCCGGGGGACCTTCTTCCGGCCCTGCTCCTGGATCCAAAACTGATACTCATTCCAAATCTCCCTGACCAATACCGTATCATTTTCATTCCCTATTGTACAGCAATCCGCAAAGAAAGCCGCGAGGGGGTTGGCACCCCGGAGCCAATTGGCCGCGGCGGTTCGCAGTGCCAGCGGCGGGTCGAAGCGCCCCCGGGCCCTCAGTCTGTTCAGTCCTTCCAGTGCTTTGTTCAGTACCCCTGGCAACTCAGACTCAATCACCCGCTCAGCCCGGGCGGTGTCCTGCTCCTCCGGGTGGAATATCCGCATGAACGGCACGACCAGCGCCCGGCGCCGCATGCCCGACGAGATGTCGGTGGTCCGGGGGTAGTCATTGGCCGCCATCACTACTGACGTGCAGGCGACGAACTGGAAGGTCTTGGCGCCCTTTGGGTTGGCCAACATCTTTTTGTTTTCGGTGATTTTTTTGAGCAGCTCGCCCGGGAGCTTCGTCCCTTTCTCGACGTCCTCGTCAATCAGGGCCAGCTTGCCGACCAAGTCGGTGGTCGCGTGGTTGTTTCCATTGTTGAAATTTCCAAGCGACGTGCAAAGCCCACACTCCCCCAGGAGGGCGGTGAGGACGTCCAGCACCACCGTCTTACCATTGGCCCCGCGGCCGAAGAATAGCCACCAGTGAGGCATGTTCTTGCGGGGCTGCAGGGTGTAGCCAATCATTTCCCAGAGGTGGTCAATGACAAAGTTGCCGGCATCCCCGAGGGGGTTGAATATGTCGGTGAGGGTCGACTCGAACAGGGGGCATTGAGCCTCGGGGTCGTAGTCTGTATCGATGCGGTGGGTGAGGTAACTCCGCGGATCGTGTGGCTTGAACTCATGCTGCCCGCTGCGCTCGTCAATCCAGATCTCCCCGTTGAGACAGTTGATAACCGGCGGGGGCTGCACGGTCAAGCGCAGTAGGTCCTCCTCGCTGCTCGATTCCCTTTTCAACGTTTTGAGCACCTCGTCGGTCAAGCTCGCGACTGACTTCTTACTCTTTGGATTCGCCTGGACCCAGTCCCGAACCACATACATCACATCCTTACCGACGACATCCTGGTCGGTCGGCTTCCAATACTTCCCAGTGTAGGTCCAGAACTGCCCGCCGAGGGTGATGATATTTGCGCCCTTATTGTAAACCTGGTCGAGGGCTGTGTAGGTGACCTCGTCCCCGGCGTCCATTGAGGACGTGGGGCGCTCGCCGACTACGGGCGCGAGGGATTGCATGAGCCGCTTGAGGGCCTCGGCCAGCACGCTCTTGGGCCGGTTGGACTGCCGGGCCAGGGCGTCGAGTGCGTCGTGTCGGTCGAGGGGGTCGAGGTAACAGATGTCGTCCAGCACTGACTTGATTTGTTTGATGTCGCACGACGGGGTGACCTCGTCAATCTGCGCCCTCACAGCCGCCAGGGTCGGCCGCTCTTTCGTCGCGGGCACCGGCACGGCCTCGAACTCAGACTCAGCACTGACAACCCCCGGCAGCCCCACGGGGAGGGGTTTCCCCCGCTTGCTGATCTCATGGCAGATCGTCCCGGCCGTGCGCTTGGTCGGTGCTGGGCTTTGCAGGCTGGCCCAGCGCGCTCGGATTGATGGCCCGGCGTTGCGGTACTTGGGGTCACTGGTCGACCACTCAATGAACTCATCGACCCCGGCGCCCCCGGTCGCGTGGTACGCAGCGCACATCAAGGGGAACCAACTGGCATTTGAATTGAATTCCTCGACGGGCAGCAACTCGAGGGCAGCCTTGAGGTTCTCGGGCGACCACGCTGTAATGTAGGACTCGTCGGCCACGTCCGATGCTGTCGGGGTGATGAGCAGTGCGGCCAGCAACCGGTCCGGAGGGGGTGGGATTTCGCTTATTGTGATGTTCGAAAACTCGTCGAACTCGTATTCATCCCCGGTCTCCGGGTGAATCGACCCAGGGATAACCACCTGCCTCCCTAAGCCTTTGAACTCAATCCCGTCATACCCCAGCACCTCCCGGAACTTCGAGCCCCAGCGGGCCGCCTGGTCCACGGTGAGCCTCATATAGAAATGGTACCCACCCCCGCCGGTCAGCACGGCCGGGAGAACATTCGCCGTGATCTCCGGGTAGTCCTCCTGCAGGTCCGGCAGGGAGTCAAGCCCCCCGTGCCGAGCGTCTACGTCGACCACGAGGTCCCGCGGCCCCATCCGAAACCCAACATTGCTGGCATGGGATTGAAGTTCCATCGGACTGTATTCCCGGGTGGTCCACTCGGAATGCAACGGCCGCTTGCCGTCCTTCCCGGCTCGGAGGGGGATCAGTGTGCAGTCGCGATCGTAATACCATTTTAGTATTTCTGGATTCACTTCGCCCTCCAAGACAGTATCACTGTAACCAATTTACTCAAGGTCGTCAAGCGCCCCGAGATCCATTCCACCCGTAAAACCAATAAGCTCGCCAGGATCAATAATGACCACCTGGCCTCCAAGATCCCACATGACCCACATACAAGTAATCCCATAGTACTGTATCGATACAGCCAGACGCATACTTTATTCCACTTCCACATCGAAACTGACCGGTTCATGTTGGGCCGCGTAGAGCTCCCAGTGCGGGTGATATGAGCACCATGAGTGAGCCTTTTTCTTGAGGGGACAGGGGTTCAGATGGCACTCCCCAAACTCAATCAGTGGCAGGGCATCAGACAGGCCCCGGCGCTTTTGGTTGTCCTCGGGTGTCTCAAAATGGATACAGGTTTTACACGTTGGTTGCTTCACAGAACATCTCCAGTGCTTCGATTTGTTTGTCGGTCAACTCTTTGAGCTGCTCATTTTTCATTTCCAATTCTTGGACCCGAACCCAAAGCTCGCGGTTCCTCGCGTGGGCTTCAGTCAGCCGAGCCCTCAGCGCGTCGATCTCCGGGTTGGATCCATCCGTTCTCATCCAACCACTCACGACTGACATAACCCTTTTCAGTAGCCCACTCATGCAACTCCTCCTCCTCGAATACCACATTCGCGTCCAAGTTCTCGCGAATCCACTCGATTGTTTTTTCCAGCAAGCTCGTGCCGACCACCCGGTCGGTGAACGCCCGCTCCTCCCGGTCATTGGAGAAAAACCTACTCACCGTAGTGCCTCAACTTCCCGAGCATCCATTCTTGCTCTGTTTTGAGTTCGTCGATCTGTTCGGTCAACTCCTCAATCTCAATGTCCGCGGACTCCCTCTGAGCCGCCCACTGCATCACGTGCTCAATGGCCTCGTCAATGGTCGGGGTCAGCATCTCATAGCCCGTGAGGTCCCTCCAGTATTTGATCAGTCGGTCCACCTTGCGATTGTAGTGCCCGAGGGTCGCCGTCGCATTGCTGAGCTCGAGTCTCAGTTGTTTGTTTTCGGCCTCGAGTTCTTTCACCCGGGCCTCCATTTTGTCCAAAAGACTCATCCCGTTACCTCCTCAATGTATTCGTTCGCGCAGTCCCAGCCGCAAAACCGCAGCTCGTCGTCGAAAAATATCGCGTCTCCAAAGTCCCGATTGACTGGTCGGCAGCACCACCGGCAGCGGTCCTCGGCTCTGTCCTGGTCTCGAATCCATGCCGAAATGCATTCGTCGCAGCAAAAAAAGATTTCCAAAAGCGCCACGTAGCGGTGACTTTTGGTCACGCTCTGCTCGCACCACTCACAATCAATGTAGGTATCACCTTGCAATCGCTCACCTCGGTACCAGAGTACATCAACCATTGGAATCTGTCAATACCCTAATTGTGAGGTCCTTTGGTTTTGGAATCACCAGATTCGCCGCTGCCAGCACCGCACGCCCCGCCGCGAGGTACACCTGTTGAATGGTAGCCCCCTGGAGCATACCATACTCAGTGCACTGGTAGACCCCGCTGGGCCCTTTGTAGTCGACCTTCCAGCGGCCGGTGGTCTCATTGTATTCGATCGTTACTTCTTTTGCTTGTAGCATTCTTACCAGTCCTCATGCTCGCATCGGAGCCTTGCGATCTCGATGTACTTTTCTTCCAGGTCAATGCCGATGGGCCTAAAGCCCTCCTGCATTGCCGCGACCAGGGTCGACCCGGACCCGCAGAAGGGGTCCAGCACGATGCCCGCCGGGGGCGTGACCATCCGGCACAGCCATTTCATCAAAGCGACCGGTTTCACCGTCGGGTGAAAATTCTTTGCCGGGGTGTGGAGTGAGCCATAGATCCTCCCGGCCTCGGGATTGTTCATCCCACCCCCGCCCTTGGCCTGGCCCGTCGGGAGCTCTTGGAGGCCGGCATTGCGCTCCGCCTGGGATGCTTTGGCGCAGTAGAAATAGCGGGCCGCTGAGCCCTCGGACCCTTTGATGGCGGGGCCGCCGTCCCCATCGGCACCATGAAAACCCATACCTTTTCGCACCCCCGCTTTTCTCGATCCGCTCTTGCTGTTCGGAAACAGATCGACAACTTCGTCGGACCCATCGTGCACGAGGTTTGCTGGCCATCTCTCCCCAACCCTACACCCATCAATATTCAAAGCCCCCGTGCCGTGTTCCAAAACATTCCCGGCCACGGTGCCCTTGAAGGGCTTGCGGGCGAGTATGATAGGCTCCCAGGCCGGTTTGAGTGCGGTGCCCCAGCCTTGCCATTGCGCGGCCTCGGGGGTTGCTGGGGCTGTCTTATAGTATTCTCCACCTTTAAAATCACCGGCCATGCACGATCTTCGGGCCCCGCTCTTTCCTGACACAACCCCCTCCTCCCGCTCCGCCCCAGCCGCCTTATCAATCGCCTTGCTGACGTCGTGAGACTTCGGAAACCCCGAGCCATAAACCCACATCAAACAATCACGGATCTCAAACCCAGCATCCTCAATCGCGCAGGTCAACCGATGGTACAGCCGGGTCCCACCGAAGGCGGCGAGGTAACCCCCGGGCTTGAGCACTCGGAGGCACTCGGCCCAGTAGTCGACCCCGGGGACTGCGTGGTCCCATTGCTTGCCCATGAACGCCAGACCGTAGGGCGGGTCGGAAACAACCGAGTGGACTGATTCTGGTTCCATGTCCTGCATCCGTTCGATGCAATTGCCGTGGATCAGTTTGAAGGTCCACATCACATCCCCCCACACTCAATCTCAAGCATGCCCTTGACCACGTCCAGGGCGGTCTCCAAGTGCTTCCGTTCCTCGGGGGACAGCATGGCCTCAATGAGGTCCTCGTTGAGGATGTCCTGCAGTTTCATTGCTGCGATTGTTAGTTCATTTTGGAATGTCATCACTCACCTCCTACCTATCAACACTACCAGCCCCCGAAGCCCCCGTCAAGAAAAAAGTGCCCCCGAGCTACTTTTTATTTTCACTCGGGGGCGCGACCAGGTGCGGGTTGCCCTTGCGGGCCTCTCGAGGGTTAGTCAGACGCCCCCGCCGGCGCCACCTTTTCTTAGGAGTAGGTTCCAAAGACGTATTGATTCTTCCTCAGTCCCACTTGCTGACATTACAATAATACCGCAAATCATGCATGCCACCGCCGGGTCATTTTGGTCCTCGTCAGAGTAGCAAACATCAACACTGTAACTTTCACATATAGGGCACTTTTTTGGAAAGTGCTCATTTATTTCGTCGAAAACGTCCGCTGGGATTCGTATTTCTTTCATCTCAATCCTCTCCTCAATATATTCCGCGCCGCTCCGAGGTCCCTGTCGACCCCACAGCCGCAGCGCTCGCAGTCCAGCACCCGGTCCGACAGGGTGAGCTCATCAGCCCGCCAGCCACAAATGCTGCAGTCCTTCGACGTGTAAGCTGGATTCACCTTTATCACCTCCCGACCGGCGCGCTCGGCCTTGTACTCGAGCAGGGTGAGGAATCGCCCCCAGCCTGCCCATGCCACTCGCTGCCCGATATAACCACTATGCCGTGACATTCGGGCAATGTCAAGTTTTTCAAGCACAATTATATCCCATCGGTCCACGAGCCGTCGGCTGAGCTTGTGCATGAAGTCCTGGCGGCGACGTCGCCAGCGCCTCAAATGGTGGAGATAGCGTCGGTCTGGGTTGCGTCTGAGTCTTATCCGTTCCCGCAGTTGCTCAGGGGTGAGGGTCGGGATGTGGTGGCGCTCCCCGTTGCTGAGGGTTGCGAAGGTTGATAGGCCCAAATCCACACCGACGGCCGTGAACCTCCGGGCTGGATGCACCAGGGCCGCCGGTCGCTCGACTGTAAGCCCATAGAACCAATCCCCCAGGCGGTCCACCCAGACGGTTAAGGTCTTAACCCCCTCCTCCGGCATCGACCCCCGGACCCGCACCTGACCGAGCTTCGGCACCCGCAGCAGCCCCCCTGCCGGCACGGCTCGATACTGGGGGTAGGTCATTGAGACCACGTTGTCCTTCGGCACCGGTCGGTCACTCAGGCCTTTGTAGTACCTGGACCAGGCCTGGTCCAGCCGGCGCGCCACGTTCTGCAGGGCCTGGGAGTGACACAGATAGAGCTCGGGCATGGTCGTGCGCTTGAGTTGAGTGATCTGGGCCGTCAGGGTGTAGTTGCTGAGGGGCTTGTCATTATCTAATGTGATTGCCAGGAGGCGGTTGTAAAGCCTCGTGCTGGCCTCCAGTTGAGCGTTGAGCGCCGTCCGCTGCGCCGGGGTGGGATACAATCGGCCCTTGTAGGTGAGCCTATTCGTCATTCCAGCGCTCAATCTCCGCCCTGAGAATACGTTCAGCCGTCAGTTTATTTGACCACACGCACCCGTCGAATGCGTCTCGGATCACTTGCTTGAGGTGTTTGACCTCCAAGGAATCTTCCATACGAACATACTGGACCTCGCCTTTAGATCTGTCGTCGTATTTATATCTCAAACTTTTGGTGTATCGGTCCTCTGGAGACGCCCCCGCAAGTTCGAAAAATGTCAAACTAATACGCCCGACCTCTCGGTCGTCCCAAGGTTCGTCTATGTCTCGGACTATGTCCCCAGGCCGGAGATCACTCCACTCTACTCGTACCCAATCTTTATGACTCATCGTCTTCCTCCCATGAGTTGATTTCGTCTTCGAGAGGCTTTATCCCACAGCCCCAATAAACTTGACAGTCCCTCGCATCTCGAATCACATCTTTCAACCTTTCAATCTCCGCTGCGGCCTCGTCATATTCGACCCAGTCGCCGTCTTTTGACGCAACCATAGGATCATACGACGGGCCGTCTTCAAACAATTCCACATCAAACCTTTTCATTCTTCACCTCCCTTTCATACACCTCAAACAACCGGTCACGGGCCTTCATCCACTCCGTGAGGGACACGTGGTCCTGGTAGGACTTGAGGTACTCACCGACGGCGTCGAGCAGTGTGGGGGTCTCGGGGGTCTCCCAGCGTGAATATTGATTCTCCCCCAGCTTAGGGTCGTCGTGCCGATACCGGCACCAGCGCGCGGGCTCCAATTCGTCGTCAATGTACATATACCTGTTTCCGATGTGTTCAACGAAACCCTCAAACAGCAGGTCCCCAGGCCGGATGTCCTTCCATTCCACATCAACCCACATCACTCACCTCCCTGCACGTTCATCTTGATCTCACCCCCGCAGTGGGGGCAGCGGCAATCGAACCGGACGGGCTTGGGGCTGGCACGGACCCAGAAGTATCCCGCTTCTTCGAAAGTATGCTGGCACCCACTGTAAACCCCAGTGGCATAAACCACTCCCGCGTCAAAATCCGTGAACTTAACGCTGAAAGTAATTCCGTCATTCATCCCGTTCGCGTCAGCCATCCACCAAAACTCATCGCCCGGGCGGAGGTCCTCGAAGTTTGTCAGTTTCCATTGGCTCATTTGCTCGCCTCACAATTTCCTTTGCAATCAATCCCGTACTCCCCGACGTAGGCCGGAGACCCGCAATGGTAGCAGGTATGGGGGTAGTCGTCGATGACCTTTGGTGCTGGGGGGCTCGGCTCACGGATGGTTCTTTTGGTGTAGTAAGTGACTGATCCGTCCACATAGTATGCCCCAGTGTGCCTATTGATGGGGTCTCTGACCGCAACTATTTTGGGGTCTGGGTAGTACTTGACGAACTCGAGGACTGTTGGTGTATTCTCAAGGTCGGCGGGGTCATTGGTTCTCACAATGAGACTGCCAGGGCTGAGGGTGCTGAGGTCACACTTGACCCATTCCATTGGGGCCTGCGCAGGGACGGTTCCAAGAGACACGTTGACCTTCACAGCCTTCGTAATAGCCTCCCAGCGCTCGAATGTTTGCATGGACGCAGTCCACAGATCCCCCGGGAACATCGTGGTCGGATCCACATACACCATACCCCCGTCCATCCTTCTGAACACCGTCTCAGACCCAGCCTTGCCCACGACTCGGATTTTGTCCCCTGGGACCATGTCCTCCGGCTTGCACTCTTTCCACGCCCCCACAGGCTCCTCCCAGCACTCGAAGCGGTCCTCCTCTCGGATGGTATAAGAGATCGCCATCGCCGAACCTTTCTCCCGAACCATTATAACGTCCCTCTTTCTGATCATGACAATGTACTCAACCCCCGCTAGCCCACCCAAAAACCGCACCCGGTCACCTACTTTAATGTCTTCGTTATCTACTAAGGTCCACATCTCAATCATCTCCCTTCTGCGCCAGCTTGCGGCGCCTTTGGTACGCGTACCACTTTGAACTGCAGCTCTTGCACCTCCGAGCCCGGCCGTCGGGACAGCCATTGTCCCGGGAGAACATTTTCATAGCCTTGACCTTCCCGCAAGTGTTGCACTCTTTCGATTTTGCAAGCCCCAGGGACCCAAATCTCGAATTCAACTTGATACTCCGCCGCTTCCTCCGCTGCCGAGCCCGATCCAACCTGCACATCTTGCACACTTGGTCGAAACCGCCAGGCTTCTTCCGGTCCCGGTGCCAATACCTTGGCATCAGGGCCTTTTCGTCCTGGCACCACTCACAGACCCGCACCGGACCACTTGAGGTGCTCTTCTTAGGCGTTCTCTTGCACATGCAGACCGCGCAATACGGATCCCACATCCCAAGGTAGTCCTCGTCAGTATTCAGGGTCCAGTGGCGTTCTGTGAGCGGCAGGACCATTTGACACGACGGGCAGAACTCCATTCCGTCCGGGAGCTTCTTTCGATACCGTCTGGCCATGTCTCTCACCTCCCTATTTAATGTATTCGATCAGTTTGCTCAATTGCCACTCCCTTTCGGCAACCCAAGCTCTTTCAGCGTCCCCAGCGGCCCCAGCGTCCCAAGCAGCGGCCCCAGCGTCCCAAGCGGCGTCCCGAGCGGTGGCCCAAGCGGCGTCCCAAGCGGCGGCCCCGGCGGCGGCCCGAGCGGCCCGAGCGGCCCCGGCGGCGTCCCAAGCGGCGTCCCAGGCGGCGGCCCGAGCGGCTCTCAATTCCTCCAGAGTAGTCTCCCCTTTGGCGTATGCTCGAGCCACTTCGATCGCCCGCCTTGGCCGCATATCATCCGGCCGCTCGGCCTCGAAAAGAGGCAGCGCCCGCTCAGCGCAGTCGCATGCGAAAAGAAGAATCACCCGATCGTCTTTGATCAGCTGCAGCAAAGCCCAAAGCCGGTCCTCTGCCGGAATCGGGAAATGGGCGATCTCGACCAAAGTCACCTGCCTTCGGCCAGCAAAAAGGTCTTCGACCCTCGATTGAGTGTACTCTTCACATGGTTCAAGGTCCATAATGTCTTTAACTGTCACTAGCATGTCTCTCACCTCCTTCAGTCACTTTACCAGCAAGGGGAAGGCGTGTCAAGTCCGGTGAGAGTGAAACGAGGGTTTTTTTGTGTTTTTTGCGCCCTGAGGAGTATTCATTCGTATCGGAATGGTTTGGTTGGGTAGGTTTTTTCTAGTTTTGTTGGATTTTTTAGAGGGGGTCGGATTTTTTTAAAATGTTGAAATTTCGTTAATCCCAGGAAATATATCGGGTTTGCGATATTTGAATGATTCCGCTGGGTTGGCGGGTCGTTCGGGTCGTGCGATATTCGGGTATTGATATTATTGGTTTATCTTGGGGGGCTAATGATTTTAATGGGTTGCAAGGAATGAATAATGTATAAAAAAATGTATGAAAAATAACTTTAAAAAAAGATATGAGCCTAGTGACTTTTTTCAGAACATTGTGTTTTCTCCCTAGCTCAGCAAACCGCAAACTTTATTTCCGACGAGCAAAAACGTCACGAACTGCCACCCTATCTATACCCTTGAATCCATTAATCTTTTTCAAATAAACTAATATATCAAAGTACTATATATCGTAACTAAGTGCATATTTCTATCCTAGCGGAATCCTTGCTGTTTTAGAAACGCAAATAATTGCTGGGGTCAACGAACATGAGACTACGATTGAATAGTACGAATAATTATTCAAAAAACCCATAACCTATTGATATTATTCATACTGACCGGTGAGTCTAAAAACCCACCTCTTTGCGATTTCGCGATCCGAAGTTAAGTATAATAACGATCCACGATAAGTATGTTTCGTGAATGATTTCGGAGGTTTACAAGAAATTTGCGTTCTTTGTCACAACATTTTACGATACTTTTTTTACAGTATATCTTTAAAAACGGAAGCCCCATTTTTTCCACCAACACTGTAAACTCTATCGGGACCCGGGAAAATTTCTCGGTATTGTATCGAGACCCGGGAAAATTTTTCGGTGTGAAGATTTTGCTACAGGTCGCCGGCGTCGGCCGTGCCGGCATCGCAGGGGTCAATGCGGCACCAATCATACTCACCATCCGCATCGTGCCAGCAAGCACCATACCCAGTGCATAGGCCCGGGAGCTCTGGTGAGCCAGTAGTGCAGTGAGTGCCTCGAGGTTGCTGGTAGCATTCGGAGGTTTGGGTGTGGTGTAGGTCGAGGTCGATGGGTAGGTATTCGCAGGCTGTTAGGGTGAGAAATAGGGCGAGGAAACCCGCGTGGTTACTGGGTTTGCGGCGACGGGGAGGGCTAGTAGTACTGCGGGTTTCCCGACCGTGCCCGGAAACCCGCGTGGTTACTGGGCCGCAGCGATCGCTGAAACCCCTATAAACACTGGGCCTGCGGGGTGGGGGGTCAAAAAATTCCAGGGGGGCTGTAATCCCCTGGGCCGCCGAAAAACATCGCGGAGCAATTCTCATGAAAACGCAAAGAACGCAAAACATTAGACTTCCTCCTCCACAAGCCTTGAGATCACTTCATAGTCCTTCCAAACACCCCTATACCCCCCTTCCAGGTCGTAGGTCTTACCACCTCTTTTTTCTCGGCAGAATATCATATCATTAAACTTCACCCTATAAATCCCGTCCTCGAGCTCAGGCTCCGGCAACCCAGGGAACTCAGGTGGCTCGAACTCTTGATGGACAAAGGTCCCACCTTTCGAGAAATCACAATCCTTATTATCACTTACCCCTTGGTATTCCCCACCTAAATCCCAATAATGATACATTTTCATTTCACTTCCTCCTCTACAAGCCTTGAGAGTACTTCCAGCCCCCCAGCCCTCTTATCCTCCACACTCCCCATGAACTTACCATATAGTGAATACCAAGAGTCCCTCCTTTTCCTCAAATACTCAACTTTCTCCCACCCACCATCTCCGACTCTCACCCTATAAATCCCATCCTCGAGCTCAGGCTCAGGCACCCCAGGGAACACCGGGTCAGGAGTATAAAACTCCTGGTGAACGAATTCCCCACCTTCCGAGACATCCCATCTCGCGTTAGTAGAAACCCCTTTATACGTACCGTCCAAATACCAATAATGATACATTTTCATCCCAAAACACCTCCTATGAAACAGGACCCCAAGAGTCCCAAACCAACGAAATAAACCACCAGACCAAACAGAATCACATAGATCAACCATGCAATCACTTCGCGCTTTGACATCACAATACTCCCCAAACTAGCAAGGTTCCTGCAACCATTGCAGTCCCTATAAGGATCAGTGTAACCCATGCTGTCCCGATGTCAAGAGGCGCGTTCATTTTGTTTCGATTATTTCTCCGGGTTCGAGCTTTTGGTAGGCGGTGTAAGCTGTGTCGAAGTCGCTGGCCATCCATTCCCCGCAAGCGTTAGTGCTTCTACCGTCGGGCTCTCTTTCTCTATAGACCCAATTGCCCGTGTTTGATCTCACCCGATATAACCCCGGCTCAAATTCAATCACCGGCTCCGGTTCCGGTGGCAGTTCGATTTTGCGGTAGACGAATGATTTTCTATCCCATGCTCCATCGTTTCTAAACTCTGTGCATCTATGCCAATCCTTCAGCTTTTTGCCTGTTTTTATCTCCCATACCCGATATAATCCAGGCCCCTCCCATTTGCTTTCGTATCTTTTTTTCATTTCACATTCTCCCCAGGCTCATACTTGCTCTGTTTCTTAGCCCTCGCATCCCCCCGAGTGCTCATAGGGTAACCACACTCGGGGCACTGCGCGCCACTCACCTTCGCCCTCCCGTCGAAGTCATCAAACTCAAAGTGCTTAACGCACTTAGTGCACCGTAGAATCATTGCTGGTCCTCCAAGTCTTTGAACTCAACACGTTTGATGAAGACGTATTCTTCCCAATCGCAACCACGCTGGTCCAAATTTGAATTGCTATACATATATTTGCCGTGTTTGTATCTGACCATCTCTTCCCCGTCATATTCCACCAAATACCACCCGTCAGGTGGCTCGACTTCTTCCAGGCGTTGGTATCTCTCTGGTCCAAAGAAATTCTTTCTTATTGCAAGCCAGGGTTTACCATAAGCTTCTGTCTTGAAATAATCATTCCCAATGTGTTCTATTTTGTAAGAAAAATCAGGATCTACAAAATACCTAACAATATCCCCAGATCTCAACTCACTCCAATCTCGCTCGACCCATTTCTTCATCACTCACCTCCCATGCCGTTTAGGTCTACCGACAGGTTCACGAAAGCCCGGAGCCGTTGCTCCCTGCCGTTCTCGAGCATCCAAAGGGGCGACACGCCCCCGAGTAGTGGGTTGCTGGTCTCGAACCACAGCCGCGCTTTGTCGACGTCGTAAGAGAAGATATACCCCACCTGTTGCCAAAGGTCATCCGGGATATTTTCCATCACTCACCTCCCCCTTGCCGGTTGCGGTGGATCATATACATCACAAGGTACCCGGCCAAATCTTTGGGCACGTCCTCGTCCTCCTCGTCGTCCCCCCGTGCAATCCTGCTGAGTTTGTCGTCCATTCTGACGAAAAGTTGCTCTTTTGTGCTGGCTTTTGAGAAAATTCGCACCGGATTCAGTGCAGAATCGCCGTATTTTTGGTTTTTTTCGAGCAACATTTCACGTATTTCCTCGAGAACTTCGTCTAATTCTCCCTCAAATTCCACTTTTCAACCCTCCTTTTTCTCTGAATTTCGTCGATCATGTCGGCTTTTTTCAACAATCTGAGGTACATTTCATCGTCCCAGATACGTTTGAATTTGCGATCACACCACACATTCCTAGCTTTTACATCCCGATCAGCCTGCTTCGCGGCCCTTGCGAGCTCCAAATCCGACAGGGATTCATAGTATTCGCGGGTCATTTAGCCACCAGGTACACTCTCAAAAACTCCCGCGCCGCGAATGCGGACGTCGCAATACCCCGCATGTCGGGAATGCTGACGGCCTTCGCGACCCCGGCCACGCACCTCCGGAGCCCTCGGCCTTTCAACATCGGTGACCCACTATTGCCGGGGATCAACCCAATAGTAGTAACCACCCGTTCAAACCAGCGACTCTCGACCATGCCCCTCTTTTCCCGAAAGCGCCCGAAGTCCCAAGTCCAGACATACACCTCGTCACCTTCCATGGTATCCCCGCAGAACGTCAGCGGCCGGGGGCCCTTGCCCTTGACCTCAATCAATGCGAGGTCAAGACCGGGCTCCACGGCCACGACCTGGCCCCAGACTTTGTAGGTTCGATGGTGTATGATCATCATTTCCCCGCCCCTAACAACGTGATGGTTTGTCATCACCAGGTTGCGGGTTACAAAGAACCCTGTCCCACGGCCCCCCTCTAGAGTCTCGACCTGCACGACAGCCGACCGCCCAGCCTCCGCACTGCAGGCCATCGAACTCAAAACCAACACCATCAAAAAAACTTTCATTGTTCTCTCCTCGCTCGGTACCACATCCCCGCGAACGCGCCGCAGGATGCGATCCAGATGTCAAACTCTACCCCGGCCACTGCACAGATGCCGTAAATGAACAGCACCGCCAGCACTCCCGAGGCTATGTCCAGAACCCATCGGCTCATTTGCTTACCTCCTCAAACCACGTCGCCCCGTCCTGAGTCCACACCCGCCGCCACTCGCCGTCGACCTTCACAGCACCCCTCAAGGTGCGGCCCTCAACGTGCCGGTCGTATACCTTGGCCTTCAAGCACGTCCCGTCTTTGAGCATTATCCGACTTTTCATTTCAACCTCCTACTAACAACATAAGGCTTCTTTCGGCCTTGTCAATATCTTTTTGGCCTAATAAGGTGCAGGCCCTGGACGCACCGGCCTTCCTCGTCCCATGAGTTCAGGACCGAGACGGGCACGATTGTTTCGTATTCTTCGAGGACACGCCCAGTAATCGGGGGGACGTCCGTGAACCGGGGGTACTCGAGGGACTCGGGAATGAAGAACCAAACCTTAAATTTGCTGGTCATCGTTCACCTCCCACTTGCTTCCTAACAAAATTATGTATTGCAATTTCCGCTATTTCTTCGAACGTTTTCCCGGGGTGGTCTCTTTCGTAAACTGGGTATCCAGCTTCACCTTCGCAGTCTAGACAGCAAGCAGAGAATCCCCCGTCTATATTGAGCTTTATACTCCAAATTCCCAGGGCCAGCCCGCATCTTAGGCACTTTTGCATTTCGCTCACCTCCTAAAAACTGATGCTGGCACGTTCAAGGCGCTCTTCCAGTTCGGCAATCCGGTGAAAAAGTTCATGAATCAATTGCCGGTCGCTTTTCTTTTGGTATTTTTCACAGACCTCGTCCCATTTACATTCTGCCGCGGCTCGGGTACTCTCAAAAGAGTCGTCCGCGTCCACATCGAAGCTCTCAGATTGTAAACCACAAATTTCACACTCATAGAGGGCATAGTAGCAGTTTAAAGTTAAGTCAGATACACGTCCAATCTCACTATTACATCTTGGGCAATTTTGCATTTCACTCACCTCCTGTATACCAACATAACACCTACACCCCCCGAAAGTCAAGCCCTAAATTTCAGAAATACAACTTAATGTGATATAATACGAATATGAAAGACGAAAAAACATTACTCGAGAGGGTGCAAGCCGTATGCCTGGCCGAGGGCTGCCCGGAGCCCGACGAGTGGCTGGCCCAGGTGATGGCAGGGGTTGACCCGCGGTTTGATGCGAGCCCCCTATACAAGATGGTGCTCAAGCTCGACGAGGAGAATGGGGACGCCCCGCCGGATATGTCCGACTGGGTACAGCTGCGGGATCTGATCCTCAACGACCCAGGGTATAAGCCCGTGAGGATTGAGCAAACCGTGAGCATGCGGGCGGCTGAGCGGCTGATGGACCACCTGTATCCGAAGCTTAAGGCTGTGGACGTGACGGGGGACGCAATCCCGCGGACGGCCGAGGACCTCAAAGAGCACGAGATCGTTGAACTGCGGAAAGCGATAGCTGATAAGTATTAACGAGACCAGACTCCTCCGGCATCTGTGCCAGGAGGATCTATTGATGTTCGAGCGCGTGTTTTTCAAGCACCGCGAGCGGCAGAAATTTATAGTCAACCGGCATCACCGGTTGATTGCCGATACACTGCAACGAGTTATTGACGGCGAGATCACCCGGCTTATTATCAATATTCCACCCGGTTACACTAAGACTGAAGAAGTAGTCATTTCATTTACTGCCTGGTGTCTTGCCAAATATCCCGATTCCAAATTTATTCACAGCTCCTACTCCGACGATCTCGCCGTCACTAACTCAGCAACCATTCGGGACATTATCCGGTCCAAACGATTCCAGGACATGTGGCCGATGCAGGTCCGGGATGACACCGCGGCGAAGAAACGGTGGTTCACCGAGTTCGGCGGCGGGATGCATGCGGTCTCGAGCGGTGGGCAGATCACCGGTTTCCGTGCTGGTCGAATGCGCGATGGATTCAGCGGTGCGATTCTGATAGACGACCCGCTCAAGCCAGACGACGCCTACTCAGACACCTCCCGGAATCGAGTGAACAATAGGTTCACAAACACTTTCAAATCGAGGCTCGCGGTCGAGACCGTGCCGATCATAATCATTATGCAACGGCTGCACGAGGACGACCTCACAGGCTTCCTCCTGGCCGGCGGGTCGGGCGAGCAGTGGCATCACCTGGAAATCCCCGTGGAGATTACAGACGACAGGGAGTACCCTGCTGAGTACACCCACGGCGTGCCGGTCGAATTCGATTTCGAGCCTGGGCCTTTATGGGACTACAAGCACAACGAGGCCGAGATCAGGATCCTCAAAGCCGACGAGTACACGTATGCGAGCCAATATGACCAGCGGCCGGCACCGCTCGGCGGCGGTCTGTTCAAGCGCGACTGGTGGAAATTCTATGAAGGCTTCGACCCCGCCCGCAATCAACTGATCAAAGGCGAGGGGGAATATACCCCCCTGATGTACAAGACAATCTTCGCGGACACCGCGCAGAAAGTCAAAGAGATTCACGACTACTCTGTATTCCAGTGCTGGGGTAAAGGGTTGGATGGGAACATCTATCTGCTCGACCAGATGCGTGGCAAGTGGGAAGCCCCGGACCTGCAAACCAACTTTATGCAATTTTGCGAACGCCACGATTTTGTCATGGGCAAGGTTGCGATGGGCGTGCGGGCCCGGCGGGTCGAGGATAAAGTGAGCGGGACGGGCCTCATACAGGCCGTGAACAAGATTAAAGGCATGGACTGGGTGACTGGTATCCAACGAGACAAAGACAAGGTCTCGAGGGCTATGAGCGGCGCCCCGTCGATTGCACAAGGAAAAGTTTTTTTGCCAGCGAATGCGCCCTGGCTTGGAGAATATCTCGCGGAGTTTTCGAAATTCACCCCGCAGATGTCACACAAACACGACGATCAAATTGATCCAACTCTTGACGCGGTCCATGAGATGCTGATTACAGATCAGTTCATTGGGTACGCGGACATACTGAGGTAGACAAATGGCGAACCCTCCGGTTTTGACGGGCGCACAAGCCCAACTAATAAACAGCGAATACCCCTACACCACCGAAGTGGACGCGGGCGACGACAAACTAAACCACCGCGTCGAGCTGCGCGGGTCCAGTGCGAGCACCACGACCGACTCCCTCCGAGTCACTGAGACCGACCCAGCGCGGTTTGGGCAGGTTGCCGAGGACATCTCCCCGGCGGCGAACCTTACGGCGGACACCTATTTCCCGAGCGCCGACGGTATCAGCATGCTGGGCTTCAAGTCGATGTCACTCAGCGGTGCGCTGGTCGATGGTGGTGGGACGGCGAACGTTCTCACCTGCGAGATGCGGAATCATGAAAATGGTACGTGGATCCCGGTGACTGTAGGTGTCGAAACTGTAACCGGCGCGGCTGCGGGAAGCATCTCGTCCGCCACAACCCCCGGCACTTTGTTCAATTGGCAATTCGACGATACGAACAATATGTTTTTCAGGTTCAAGTTGACTGTGAACGACACGACAAACACAAACGAATTGATGCTACACCGGACACCAGTCTAGTGAACTGATTGGGGGAAAAGGATGAAGTTGCCGCCCTTGACGCTGCGAACACCAGTTGATAGTAGATACACGACACAGAATGTATTCGGGGATGCATGTCTTCAAACATGGGGTCGCCGCCTAGCCAAAGCCGTGCGGATTACTGCCGACACCGAAACTAAGACTGTCAACATTTTCAAATACACCGGAATCCTGACTGTTCTGAATCAATGGGGCGCGATCACTGATGCCCCGGCGTTGACCAATTGCACAAACGTCTATGCGGATGTCTGGGATGGGACAAACTCCGATCTCATCACAACCCCCGGCGTCGATCTATCTGGATGTCCAGTGAACACCGTGCTGTTCAAGGATGAAATAAACACCGAGATATTCTCGAAGGTGGACGCCGACCAGGCCCGAATCTACGAGAACCGGGACGACGACGCCCTCGGTCGGCCATTCAGTCTGGTTGCAAAACCAGGGGTCGATAATTTCATTCGATTACACCTAACCACAAACACGACGCTTGACTTTACGATCCTGATTAATTTCCGGGTGGCGTTTGTCAACGGATCGACCTTGGAGTTTGCAGCATGAAATCTTGTGTACAACTACCTTATCAGACGAGGGTGGACCGGGGCCTTGTAGAAGGTACCTTTTCATTCGTAAAGTTTGGTGAGGTCCGCGCGGATAACGACTCTGCGTTTCACATCGTCTGGGAATATGGATCCGATAACCTCGGGGGCTCAGATATAGTTTTCCCAGCGGACGGAACCGCCCCGATAAACCGGGTGTCAAGCAGTGTCGATACTGACACTGGGGATATATACGTCCTTGGAAACGACATAAACGGAGCATGGACAGAACAGACTTTCGCGCTTACCGGGCAGACGCCCAAAGCTCTGCCGACCGCACTATGGAGACACCTAACGTCCTATAATGCCGACTCCGCAACGTCCCCCGTAATTGGCGGTGGGTTTGATGGTGACATCTATTTTTATAACGATGCTGCCCCAGTGACAAACGGGGTACCAGACAATGCAACCGACGTTCTCGGGTTTTTTTCAGGGGCCAATAACCGGACACTGCAGGCTTATTTCAACTGCCCGTCGGGGTATAACGCCTATATTAAATCCGCGACCATCAGTTTAGACACGAGAATCGCCGCTAGCATCTTATATAAAATCTACCGGCGGGACTATGGCGGGGTACCTCAAATAATCAGGTCGGGGTCGCTATCCTCGAACGGGACAAGTGTATTCAGCCGAGTTCTAAAGATCGGCCGCCGGCTCAACCCCAGGGCCGACCTAATACCTTTGATACAAGTGGACACCAACGATACATCTGTGAGTGTGGAGTTTGCTCTCAACATCACTGAAATAGGAAAAGAGAAATACGTATGACCTGCTATTCAGGAACACTCCAATCACTAATTAACGAGGGGGTGGTAGTTCTATACCACGACTATCGGAGCGGGACGTTCCTGGATTGGTCTGGTACAGGGAACGACGGAATCCCGACGGCCCCGACCGAACTAAACGGCCGGGGGATGCGGTTGAATTTGACGGGGCGGCTGGACGTTGCGGCGGATGCTAGTTTGAATCTCGGTGGGTATGATAGCGCATCTATATTTACGTATTGGCCGGACGGTTTAGTTCCTTTTACAGGGGCGCAAAACTATATCTGGACTGAATCTGCAACGGGCGGTTATTTTGGTTTCGCATCCGGCGGACTATCTGTTTTTATTAGAATAAACGGTGTAACATCAATTGCAGTTGTTACATCAATTTTTGGAGACCGGGCGCTTTCGTATTCGTGGGAATCTGGCAACGGACCTTTGATTTATAAGAACGGAGTGTATGAGTCTCAAAGCGGGACGATATTAACAAAAAGAGACCCACAAGTGAGCACTTCTGTTTTGATAGGTACCAACTCTATTTCTACTCGCCAAATCCCCTCAACCTTCGGAGTAGTACTAGCAACCAACCGAGCCCTAACAGCCGACGAACACCACAAGATCTATAAGGATTTATCAAGATGACAATATGGCCAAGCAAAACATGGGGCCGCAACATGGGCCAACTCGGAATCGATTGCGCCCAGGACGGCCTAGTCGCCGGGTACAACATGGTACCCCGCACGGACGGTACTATTGAAGATCTCAGCGGCAACGGAAACCACGGGACTATCAACGGCCCGGTTTTTGAATTCTCGGAGATTGGGCCGGGGATGAAAGTAAAAACCGCCGGCAATAAGATAACATCCGCTTACAACGGTGCCCCGTCTGTATTTTCTGTCTGTGGATGGGCTAAAATACTAAGCACTGGATCACTGGGTAGCGGTAGGATATTTGATAAAGGCACTAACCATTTAAGTTTGTATACAAGCGGCGCAGTCGCGTTGACCCTTAGATACAACAATGGCGCCCAACAAAATGAAGTTCTGAATGATTCGTATACTCAAAATACAAATTTTTTCTTCGCGATAACTTACGATGGGGCCTATTTAAAAGCGTTCATAGATTCAGAAGAAATAAAATCGATCAATGATACAAACGTTGTATTGGATGCGTCTAATTGGATCTTGGGCAACGCCGATTTGCTGGACCGACCGATGGACGGCAGCATTTCAAACTTCCAGTTTTTCGAACGCGCCCTAACCCCCGCCGAGATCGAAGCCGAATACAATGCCGGCGCCAAAGCCGTGAATTTCAAAACCGACTACGGTGTAACTGAGACAGTCTCCGCTGACACCTCCGGGGAACTCTCAAATTCCCCCTTCCGCGTGGAGTCCGGGTCGTTTCATATCTCGAACGATACCATCAACGGTTGCAGTGCTAAAGTGATTGAGTGCGTGACAGCCGGGGTTGTGCAGATTCCAAGCGCATATTTTTTTGGAGGGGATACCCAAGCGGCTTATGGTAGCTGGGAGTGGTGGATAAACAAATCAATCGTGGGTAATACTAGAGCTCAGATGGCATTTGTCGCTAATCAAAACACAGATCCGACGGATGCAACTTTTGATGGGTACGATCTTAGGCTGGAAACTAACGAAAGCATCCGGTTGGCCAGATACGATAACGGCACACCGACTTTCCTACAAGTCACCGTGGCGGATGTCGTGCTGGTTGATACATGGTATAAATTAAAAGTAACCAGGTCATCCAACGGTGACTTCACAACTTACATAGACGGCCAATTAGTTGATTTAACCGGCGGGGTTGGCACAAACCCAATAACAGATTCAACGTATACTGAATCCAAATATATGATCATAAACTTGGGCGCCGGCGACAAAATAGCATACGCCACCAAAAACGGCGACTGCTCGATCGTGAAATATCAGGGGATCGTATGATGCGATTTATGATCCCATTAATACTCGGAGCCACCATACTCTCATGCGGCACCCCCCAACAGACAGCCGCCACGGTCAAAGCAGTCAACGACACAGCCTTCGCCACGTGCCTCATGCTGGCCCCCTGCCTCCCCCCGGAAGCCCGGGGCCATCTACCCCCCGAGCAGTTCTGCGAGAAGTTGCAGGCTGTCGGGAAACTAATCGAATTCATCGCAAGCCAGGAGCGTCCAACATGCCCCGCAAAAAAGTAATTGACTCAATGATCAATTGGGTTGCTAACCTCGGCACCCCGAAAGACAAGCGCACCCAGTCTTATTTTTATCAGAATAATGTGGTGCAAGGCGAGCTCGAGGGTCTCTATACGAACAACTGGATTGCGGGCAAGACGGTCGACATCCCGGTTGAGGACATGCTGCGGAATTGGCGCCGCATCACCACACCATCGATGAGCCCCGAGCAAATCGACGAGTACCGAAAGGCTGAGGTCGAGCTGCAGGTCCGCGACAAGTTCGGCCGGGCTGGCAAGTGGGGGCGCCTGTATGGCGGGGCTGTGATACTGATGGGCATCAATGGTGCGGGCCCAATGGACACCCCCCTCAAGCTCGACCGTGTCAAAAAAGGATCGCTCAAATTCTTGCACGTGATTGACCGGTATGATCTATCCGTCAATGAACTGAACACGACCGACCCGACCAAAGCAAACTACAGGCTCCCCGAGTTCTACACCCTGTCGGGCGGCACTACGAGGATCCATCACACCAGGCTCCTACGATTCGATGGGATCGACATCCCTTGGCGTATCCGTCAAAATAACCAGTATTGGGGTATCTCAATACTACAAAGGGTTTACGACGCAATCACAAACGCGAAGACTGTCGGGGACTCCATTGCCAGCATGACCTATGAATCCAGCATCGACGTCGTGCAGGTCAAGAATTTATTCCAGCAACTTGCCGCCCCGGGCGGGACGGAGAAAGTGATTGAGCGGTTTCAGCTTGCGGACACGATCAAGTCCTTCAATAACATGCTGATCCTGGACGAGACCGAACAGTATGACAAATCCACCGTGCAATTTGGTGCCCTCCCTGACATAATGACACGGTTCCTCAACGTGGTCGCGGCGGCGGCGGACGTGCCGGCGACTCGCATGCTGGGGCAATCGGCCCAGGGTCTCAACGCCACCGGCGAGGGGGACCTGAAAAACTACTATGACATGGTCCAGGCCAAACAGGAAGTTGACCTCGGACCGAAGCTTCGGTATCTGGACGAGGTCCTGGTCCGCTCAACCTTCGGGTCCATGCCGAAAGACTGGTCCTTTGAGTTCGAAAGTCTATGGCAAGTTCCGCCGGCAGCCCAAGCGCTCATTGAATTGCAGAATGCACAGCGCGACGAGATCTATATGAGGAACGGCGTCGTGACTTCGTCGGTTGTGGCCAAAGAACTCCGCGAGGAACAGACATATACCAGTCTTGACGACGACTACATTGAAGTGCTGGAAGAGCTGGACGAGGAAGAGCTCGAGGAAAGCCGCGAGCCTGAGCCGGTCCAGCCGACCCAAGCGCTTGCAAAGCCTGAGCCTGCAGCACCCGAGACCGGTGAGTCTGAGGAGCCGACTGAATGAGTCCAACCCAGAAAGCCAAAGTGAAAGAGCAGCTCAAGGCACAAAAGAAAATTCAACCGACGGGCAACGGCGTCGAGTCCCCCGAGTTTATCGAGCGGGCTTATAACCGGGAGCTGCAGAAGCTTGTCAAAAAGCTCGAGGCCCTGACAGTCCGTGCGCTCAAAGGGAAGATTGACGCGACGTTCAAGGTCGAGGATGCTAAAGACCCCGTGCTGGAAACCCTCCGGGGATTGCAGCGGCGGTTCACATTCACCGCCCTCGCAACCCAAGCGGCTTCGGACATGGTCAACGCCACGGATAAATACAACCGGGCTGCTTTTGTTGCGGACGTGAAGAAAGCTATCGGCGTCAACGTCAACAAGATCCTGTCGGACAAGGGGCTGCAGAAACTTCTCGACGACCGGATTGTTGAGAACGTCAAGCTGATCAAATCAATCCCAAAAGAATATTTCACTCGGGTGCGGGTTGCTATTACTCAGGGCCGCCGCAAGGGGGACCTGGATTTTTCTATAAAGAAAGACGTCGACAAGCTACTGAAAGAAGTAGGTAAGATAGGAGACATCACTGAGAACCGAGCGAAGCTAATCGCCCGGGACCAGGTGAGCAAGACGAACTCAGCGTTGAACGAATTCAGACAGCAAGACATCGGAGTAACACACTACACTTGGAGGACCTCCGGCGACGAGAGGGTGCGGGAAGAACACAAAGCGAACAACGGGAAAAAGTTTGCATGGGCATCCCCACCTTCGAAGACAGGACACCCCGGCCACGACGTGCAGTGTCGATGTATTCCGGACCCAGATTACTCATTTTTAAAGGCCCTGTAATTAGGAGATTGCAACGGAAAATGGTATAATACGAATAGGAAAATGGAAATGAAATTATTCGACATAGGCGAGATCTCAAAGCGCGAAATCACCGATGAGGGTTACCTCCTGGTGAGCGCGAAGGTTGCCAAGGTAGGGATCCAGGAGTATGGGTCCTATGAGTTCGGAGACGACGCCCCAAGCGCCGCGAAAGACCGTGGGGTAGTGCGGTTACTCAGGCCGGAGGAAGTTGTAAGCGCGGCTGACTCGTTGGCCACGGTGGAGAATAAACCCATCACTGACGGGCACCCCCGGGACTTCGTCGACGCGACGAATGTTCGGGACCTGCAACGGGGCTTTTCGAAACCTGGGGTTGAGTATCGCGATGGGTTTGTCCTTGCTGACCTCGTGATACAGGACGCCGACCTTATCAAACGAATCCAGCAAGGCAAGGACCAGGTGTCCCTCGGGTACACCGCCGACATTAAGTGGGACGGGGGCGATAGCCCCTATGGAATCCACGACGGTATACAGACCAACATCAAGGTGAATCACATAGCAATTGTGGACCAGGGCCGCGCTGGCCCGGAGGTCCGTTTAGATGACCAGAAAACAGGAGACGACATGGCCGAAGAGAAAGCTATCTTGGACGCTCAAAAAGAGCTGATGGATGGACTCAAAAAAGAGGTCGCGGAGTATAAAACAAAACTCGAGGATTCGGTAAAAGAAGTCGAGAAACTCCGCGGTGAATTGGATGCTGCAAAAGCTCGGATTGAAACTGAGCTGAACGACGGCGCCCTTGATAAGAGGGTGAACGACCGCATTGCCCTGGTCGACCGAGCGCGCAAACTGCACGCTGACCTCGACCCTGCCGGCAAGAGCGACACAGAAATTAAATGTCTCGCGATCCTCCACGTCAATGACGCGGTGGACGTTGAAGGTAAATCGAACGAATACATTGACGGCATGTTCGAGGCAATGGCCGCGAGCGCCAAAGACACCGACGCGGTTGTCAAAGACCTGCAGGATGCATGCGGGGAAAAGAAGCATGAGGATGCGCGGGATAAGTTCGTGAAGCGCTCCCGAGAAGCTTACAAAGGAGATAAATAATGAGTGCACAAACGACTTACTCGAGCACCATCGATGCGGCGTATGCCGGTCTTGTTGCTGACCTCGAGCCCAAAGAAGTTGTGAGTAAAGCTTGTGAAAGCGCCTCGATTGGTTTCGGCCTTGCTGTCAATCAGGGCACTGCAGACGAGCAGGCTGTGCTCGGTGGAACCGATGTAATCGGAATCACCGTGCGGTCCCTCGACCGTGAGGGCACTTCGACTGCGGTCCAATACTCGCAGTATGAGGCTATGGGTGTATTGCGCGAAGGATACATCTGGGTTGAAATCGAGAACACTGGATCCCCTGGGGACATCCTGTATACCGACGACACCACTGGGGCGGTCGGAACGGGCGCCGCGGGCGCTGGCCAGACGCTGCTCCCGAACAGCACGCTGGAAACAACCGTTAGCACGGCTGGGGACCTCGGCCTCATTCGCGTGAAACTGTAGGAGATTAGATATGAGTGAACATAAAGTACTCGATGCCGACGGTGCTGTATTCTTCCAGCGCGAACTCGAGCATGTGAAAAGCCAGACTTACGACGTCCAATATCAGGACCTTCTTTATCGCCAGCTGTTCCCCGTTAACTCGGATGTGAACCCCGGCGCAACCTCGATCACGTACAAAACGTATGACAAAGCCGGCAAGGCTAAAGTGATCAACCACAACGCGACGGACCTCCCCCGGGCGGACGTGGCCGGCAAAGAGACCACCATTCCGGTGCGGTCCCTCGGTGCCTCTTTTGCGTACACCGTGAAAGAAATCAAGAGTGCCCAGATGGCCGGGTTCTCCCTCGACTCCAAGCGCGCCGAGGCCGCTCGTCGTGCGGTTGAGGAATACATGAATGACGTAGCATTCAATGGCGACGCCACTTGGGACCTTCCCGGGCTGTTTTCGAACACCGACATCACGTCGACCTCGGTAGCCGTGGGTGCCGGAGCTAGCAAAGCCTGGGCCGACAAAACCCCCGACGAGATTATCTTCGACGTCAACAATGCTTGCGGTATCATGTTCGAGACCACCAAACAAAAAGAGCGCCCGAACACTTTGCTGGTCCCGCCGGCCCAGTGGAATCTGCTCTGGTCGACCCCCCGGGCAACCGGCAGCGACATGAACATCGCTCAGTGGATCCTTGCAAACTCCCCCTTCATCCGCAACATCGTTTCGGTGACCGAGATGGAAGGTGCGGGAACTGGGTCCTCGGATGTGTTCGTTATTTACAACCCTGACCCCAGCAAGTTGCAGCTTGAGATCCCGGAAGACATTATGATGCATCCGGCTCAGCAGCAAGTGCTTGAGTTCATGGTCCCGGTGACTGCAGAGTTCGCCGGCCTGAACATCTACTACCCCAAATCCCTGGCGATCTGGGAGGACATTTAAACCATGGCTGTTACCCCGGCGGACTTCAAAGAACGGTTTCCAGAATTTGATTCTGTATCTGATACACGTGTCCAACTATTCCTTGACGATGCTGCGCTTGAACTCGACGAGGGCCGCTGGGGTGACTTATACGACAAGGGGTTGTCATATCTGACGGCTCACTTGTTGTATATCGGTGAGCAAAGCTCGGCCGGTCAGGGTGAAGGCGGCGGGCCACTCTCGACCAAAGCGGTCGGGGATGTGTCCCTGTCCTTCGGCTCATATCTCACGACCGACAACAAGGCCGCGGTATTCAACGCCACCTCATACGGTCAAGAGTATTATCGTCTGATGATGATGGTCGGCATGGGTGCGGTTGCAGTTACTGCGAGCCGAGTGACGGTAGTATAGTGGGAGTTGAGATCGAAAGAGTCACGCGAGGTGACGGACTCCCCGGTGCCGCCAGGGCCCTCGACAAATTGAAGGATGTCATTGTCGGCGTTCTCAGTGGGACGGGCGAGCATGTGAACTCAGACCACGGCCAGACGGTCGCGGAGATTGCCTGGTGGAATGAGTTCGGAACGAAACGTAATCCGGCGCGGCCTTTCCTCCGACCAGCGATTCGTGAGAACAAACTTGCAATCTCGAGGTTGATAAAGAAACTTTACAAGCTCGTGATTGAAAACAAGATCGAACCGCGGCGGGCTGAGAAGTTGCTTGCACTCAAAGTGCAGACACTGATCCAAAAGAAAATCACAACCCTGCAATCTCCGCCGAATGCGCCTATGACTGTCGAGCGGAAGGGCTCGTCCAGTCCACTCATCGACACTGGCCAGCTTCGTCAATCAATCAGCTGGGACACGGTGGATTGATGCTGTCATATTTTGCAAGTGAAAAAACATCCGCGGTTTTGGTTCGACCCTCGTCCGGCGGGTATGTGAACGGGGAGTGGCGACCGGCAGCGCCGAGTACCACTAACATAGAAATCATAGTACCCCAGCCCATGAGACCCGACGAGCTGCAAATGTTGCCGCAAGGCGAACGGGTCTACAATCACCTGGTCACGTGGATGACTCCCGAGATCAGAAACTGGCCGGTAGTCCCCGAGTCTACGTCAACTAACCCTGACATTCTCCAGATTGATGGGGCATATTACAAAGTGATGGAAATCTCAAACCGCAGCATCCTCGGAAATTTCTACCGGGTAGTGCTGAGAGAATTTGACTACACCCCACCGGAGCCCCCATCATGATCACTACGAAGAACCTATATGATTGGATCGTGCTGGCCACCGGACTCGACAACGGCAACGTAATCCGCGCAAATCAAAACGGGCCGAGGCCCGCGGAGCCTTTCGCAACATTCCAGATCGTGACCATTGAATCGGCGGACTATTCGGACGTCAATGGAGTGGCATCGGATTATGACATTGACTACACTGACACCCGGAAATATATGGTTGGGGTGGACGTCAATGTTTACGGATCGAATGCCCTGAGCCTCATGCAGGCTCTCAATCAATCGAACTCTAACCCGAACGTGCAGTCACTATTCGCCGCAACAGGCACAGTCCTGCACGGGACGGAATCAATACAAGACCTCACCGCACTCGAAGACACGGCATGGGTCGAACGGTACCAGGCGGAATTTCGCTTCGGGACCTACAATCAGATCACTACCAATCAGCCGGACTTTGTCTGGGATGATTACGAAATCAACGGCACCCTCGACGGAGACGCGGTGTCCATAAAACCATAGCGAGGTAAAAACCTATGGCAGTCATAACCGATCATGTTAATGTACAAGCGATTCTGCAAACCGCGGTCGCTACTCAAACGACATTCGGGCTGCAGTTGTTTCTCGTTGACGACGATCAGATCCCTGTTGACCAGCGGATCCGCATCATGTCTCAATCGGACTACACCGATCTCACGAGTGGCACCGAGCCCCGAAACTATGCGAATGTATATTTCGCCCAGAAACGCACCCCCGCCCAGCTGATGCTCGGCCGTTGGATCTCCGCTGCAACCGCCCCATACTTCTATTGCGGCGACGAGGAGACCGACTACACCGTATGGAAGGCGGTTACTGACGGGACTTTCACGGTTACCGACTCCTCGGCAAACTCCGAGGACCTCACGGCAGTAGACTTCTCAGCCATCACATCCATCGACCAAGTGCCTTCGGTACTCAATGCCAAACTGGCCGCGCTTGTAGCCCCGACCGTCGTTGGTCTCGACACCGCGACATTTGCGTTTGATGCACTCGGCCGCCTGGTCCTGACCATGCCGACCGCTGGGTCTACCGAACCGACGATCACCATCGGCCCCGAGGGGACCGGCACGGACCTGTCTAGCGCAACCTTCATGGACGCCGCGAACGGCGCCGCGGTTGCGGGCTTCGACGTCGAGGAACCGACCGATGCGATCGACGCCATCCGGGCAATCAATGACACGTTCTATAATGTGCACGAGCGGGGCTCCTCGGATGCCCAACAGATTGCACTCGCCGCCCAGATTGAGGGGCTCGAGAAGTTGCTGGACCTGACCATCACGGACACCGGCGCGCTCACCCTGGGTGAGACTTCGAGTGTTCCTTATCAGGCGTTCAATCTTTCGTACAAGCGGACTATGTGTATCTTCACGAAGAACACGACCGAGTATCCGGACGCCGCGGTTGCAGGCTGCGTGCTACCCGCGAGCGAGGGGACTACCTCTTTCGCCTACGAGGTACTGTCCGGTGTGACGGACTCCGGTGGGTCGGTACCCTTGACCACCACCGAGCGAGCAGCGCTGGCCGAGAAGAGCTGCACGTGGATTGAGACCATCAGCCCGAACACCTATCTGTACGACGGGATCACCTCCGGTGGTGAGGAGAAACGAATCATGCTGGGCCGCGATTGGTTTGTTGCTCGCATCCGTGAAGCGATCTTCACCGACCAACTCAACTCCCCGCTCAATGCATTTGACAACCCGACGCTCACAAAGCTCGAGGGTTTTGTCAGGGCTCAAGGTGAGGAAGCGATTGCAAGGGGCATCCTTGTGAATACCCCCGACAGGCCGTGGACTGTGACCTTCCCCGACGCGGACGACTTCACTGCGGCGGACAGGGCCACCAGGACCATGACCATCAATGATGCTTTCGTGGGTTATCTAAATAGTGCGGTCAATGACTATGTGATCGTCGGAACTTGGAGCATATAGAATGACTACCTTTAAACAATATGACCCCACCAAAGTTTCGGTGAGCATCGGGACTGTACTCGGCCGGGCTTTTGCTGACGGCGAGATGGTCACCGTTGAGTTCTCCGAAGACAAGCGGACCAAACACATCGGGACTGACGGCCAGGGCCGGCATATCCTGAATATGGATCGGTCTGGGACTGTGACTGTGCGATTCGCGAGCTACTCCCCAACGAACGCGGAGATCATTGCCCTCGACTTGCTGGACCAACCCTTCCCGATCACGGTGACCGACAAGTCCAGCACGGCCGATTTGTTCTTCGCTGACTCTTGCACTCTGACCAAAGTTCCGAACATGGTCAAGGGTAGTGAGGAAGCCCCGAACGAATACGTCTTTCAATTCATCCGTGGTGAAATAGTCCACAGCGGCGCGGAGGTATAGCAAATGAAACGGCAGGTCGACCTTAAGGCGACAGTGAAAACTTTAGACGGAGAGAAAGAATATATCTTCGTCGCCCTAACTCGTAGAGAAGCCATGGAAGTCTTTCATGGGGCTCTTACCGCGGTGCTTTCGATTGTTTCCGAGCTGGGCTCGGGGGACTTCGGGGCACTCAAAAAACTTGACTTCGATACGATTTGGTCGCTTGCCGAGAAGTTGCTACGATTCGCAATACTCGACGGGGTGGAAATCACGGATCTCAATGAGACTGAATATTTCGATGACCACCCTGACGAACTTTACCTTGCTGTGTTCCACGCTGTTCGATTGAACTGGCCGGATATTTTTGAGAAAGTAAAAAACGTCCTCAGCGGTTCAGACCTAAAAGGCAAAGTCTTGGGGGTTTTGAACCGCGAGGAATCAACCACAGTCTAACAGCGAGCCAGATTGAAAGTTATCAAGTGGCAAGGTATTACAGAGTCAGTCCCCACGAGGTCGAGAACATCTGGACCAACGTGGAGTTCATTGACCGCCGGGAATATATGGACCTGCAAAACGAAATAGATCGACAGTACCAAAAGTTCGTGGAGACTCATAGATAATGGCTACAGTCATTGAAGAATTCATTGCTCGACTGAACTGGGAAGTCGATGACAAAGCGGTCAAGCGATTCTCTGAAAATATGAAGTCGGTCAGCATCATGGCCAAACGTGCGGCGGCTGCAATCGTAGGCGCCACCACTGCGGCCGTTGGGTTTGCGGTAATCACTAACAAGCAGACTGCAATCAACACGAACCTCGCCCGGTCTGTGGGCTTGTCGGCTAAATCCTTCGAGGCCTGGGCCGGGCTCATGGATCAGATGGGATTCGACGGTGAGCGCCTGGTTGACCTCGTCGAGGAGATGAACAACAAGTTTGGTGAGATGAAGGGCCTCGGCGAGATGACTGCCGTCAGTGAGGGCCTCCGGATTCTCGGCCTTGAGTTTCGTAAAATCCGAGCGCTTGCACCCGAAGAACAATTTCTCGAAATCCTCTCGACCGCAAAGGAGATGGAAGACCAGCAGAAGGCCGTGTCCGCTGTTGACATGATCATGGGCGGCGAGGCCAACAAGGTAGTTGGATTCCTGCGGACCATAGACGGCGACCTCCGGGATATCATTAAGCGGCGCATGCAGTTGAACTTACTTGACGAGGAGGCCCGTGAGAGTGCCCTTAAGTTCAATCTGGTATGGTCCGACTTCCTCGCTCTGTTCAAGTCTATCGGCGCGCAGTTCTCTGGGGTTCTTGGGGATGCGTTAACCCCGATGGTCAACACAATGATTGAGTGGGCTACTGCAAACCGTGAACTCATCAAGACCAATATACGCACTTTTGTTGAGCGCTTTGCTAGTGCTTTGAAATTCATACTGCCCAGGATCATGGATCTCGTGCGGTTCATCGGTGACCTCGTCGACCGCTTCGGTGGGTTTGAGAACGTGCTGAAACTGACAGGGATCGCAATCGGTGGGTTTGCAGTTAACAAACTGACGACCGGCGTGGGTGGTCTTGCGAAAGCTCTTATCGAAGGGAAGAAAGAGGGCAAAAGTTTTTTCGATATTTTCAGCAGTGGGATTCCCGATTTAGGCGCCGCAGTTGCTATCGGCCTGGGGCTCATAGCCGAAGACCTCTATCAGTTCTATCAGGGCAACGAGTCCGTCGCGGGTAAAGTATCGGAGACCCTCGAGGAATTCATCGGTGCGTCGATTGAGTTCTTCGGGAACATGGTCGGCATATCCAAAGAACAGATCGACAAGACCTTAGTCAATATCGACGATGCTGTCCGAAAAGCATTCAAGAAAATTGGGGACTTCATTGTTGCTGACATGCAGGCTTTCGGCCGACTCATCAGTGAAGCCATCGACTTTTGGATTGAGGACATCAAAGCTTTCGGTCAAAAGATTAAAGGGTTCTTTGGATTCCTCGGCGCTGCCAGCGGCCCGACCCGCAACCGCTCGCCGCTCATAGGCCAGGCGCCCGCGGCCTTCGGAGGCCCGCCTGCCCCTAGCCAATTGGCGCCAGCCGGCGGCAACCGGACCAGCAATGTCAGCGTGAACAGCCCTATCACCCTCAACCTGCCGCCGGGCATGGACCCCCAACAGGTTGCCGACCAGGTCAAGAAAGAGCTGGACAAAGCGGCTGGGTGGGCTGTGGATACTAACGACACGGGAGTTGTGTACTAGATGGCATTGATCAAAAACGTCAAAGACCTGCAAGAATATTTCGGACTCGGCAAAGTCTTGATTGACGATTTGGCTATCGACGTGCTGAGATCGGAAACCCCGTCCTATGAGTTCACCCTCACCGAGAAGCCGGTTGAATCCGGGTTCGACATCAACGACGCCCGGATCGCGCGGCCGGTTGGTGTGTCCCTCGAAGTCATCTTGACCGATGCTGAGTTGAGCGCGTCGGCCGTCGGTATCAACCTGCTCAATGATACCCTCGAGTTTGCAACCTGGAAAGAGAAGCGAGACCGGCTGTTTGAGATCAAGGATTCCAACGAGGTGGTTGATGTAGTCACCCCCCTGCAGGTTTACGAATCGATGGTCATCACATCCCTCCGGATTGACCAGACCAAGACGACAGCAAGAGCGCTGTTCTGCCGGATTGATTTCCAAGAGCTGCGGGTCGTTGAGTCACTCATCACGGGGGTTGAGGACGCGGCGGTGCCAAAAAAGAAAAAGGCAAAGAAGCCTGACAACGACGCGGACAAAAAGACCAAACAGAAAAAAGACCTTGGGAGCAAGCAGGCCGAGGATGCTACGCCAAAGCAGCAATCAATCCTCGCCAGCTTGATAGGTATTTAGATGGCAACTCGAATCATCCCGGTCACTAATAGCCCTGCGAACAGTCAGTTCAACATTGACCTCGACGGGAACACTTACACCCTGTCATTTCATTGGAACATAACAGACGGGGCTTGGTATCTGAATATCCTCGGAATCACGAACACCGTTGACCAGAAAGGTCTCAAACTCGTGACGGGTCCGAACCTGCTGGCCCCTTATGCCCTGATTGAACTCGGGGCTCTGTATGTTGTGGACCAGACCAGCAATCAGAATGACCCGGACTTTGACAACTGGGGTGTGCTGTATCAACTGTACTACGTAGAAAAGGCTGACCTTGACTAGACTTTTTGATCCCAGAGTCAAACTGGAGGCATTCACCAGGACCAAGACGATCACGATCAAAGATCTGTACATGGACTTTTCCGTCACAGCGACCACCGACAGCAAGCCAAACCTCGCGACGATTTCAATTTACAACCTATCCGCCGAGACCCGCAACCTGCTATCCGAACAGCACCTCGGAATGAACTTCTATGCGGGCTATGGGGACGACTCATCGATCATATTCCGCGGCACGACGACTAATGTCCTGCACGAGCGGGACGGGACTGAGTGGCGAACAGACATCTATTCAGGCGACGGGCAAAAAGAGATCGCGACCAACTTTTTCTCACGGTCCTACACTGCCGGCACCAAAGTCAAGACCATCATTCGGGACATGGCGACAGCAATGGGGTACGTCCCCAACGACGACGTCGTGCTTGAGACTGATACGCTTTTAAAAGGGGCATCCTATAGCGGGCGAGTCAAAGACTGCCTAGATAAAGTGACGAAGGACTTTGATTATTCCTGGTCGATTCAGTGGGGGACTCTGGAGATCCTCGACTCGAGTGGCTTCCTCGGGAACACTGCAACAGCGGTGGTCCTCCGTGCCGACACCGGCATGGTAGGGAGTCCCACACTGATAGACAGGACCGACCGGAACAAAAAAATCGTCGGGGTCCGGGTGACCTCGTTGCTCAACCCTGCAATCAAACCGGGCCGGCTGATCAAAATCGAATCACAGTCAACCACGACTCAGCTCGGCAAGCTCGACAAAAAGGCAGCGGCCAAGACGGATGCGAATGGTATCTGGATTGCAAAGATAGTGGAATACTCCGGCAACAATTACGGCGGCGAGTTCAAGGTCGTGGTCGAGGGAGATCAACGAGCATGACAGACATTCGGCAACCCTTCGAAATAAGCATCGGCCAGATCGTCAACTCCCTATTGCTGGACGTGCACACCGCCATGCCGGGGCAGGTGATCTCATTCGACTCCTCGACCCAGACCGCATCGGTCCAGCCCTGTTTAAAGCGGAAGTTCGCGGGGCAAGATGAACCCACTAACTTTCCGACGGTCGAGGACGTGCCAGTAGTATTCATGGGTTCCGGGGACTTCTGGGTTACCATCGACGTTAAGGCCGATTCGTATGTTCTTCTCATCGTATCGGAGCGGGCAATCGACAATTGGATTGAGCAAGGTGGAGTCTCGGACCCAGCCAAGCCCCGCAAGTTCGACATGAGCGATTGCATTGCAATCCCCGGGCTCCTCCCCGACCCCGCGAAACTGAGCGGGTTTGATTCCGATGCTATCGCAATTCGCAACCGGGACGGCGACATCTATGTAAAGGTCGATGCGTCGGGAGTCTCGGCCGAAGCGGGCGGCGGTACAATGACCCTGGACAGCACAACCGGCCAGCTCGATGTGAGCGGAAACTTCACGGTGGATAAATGACATTGAAACTGATAGGAGTTGATGGGTTGACAATAGACCACGTGGTTGGGTCCCCGGTGAGCGGTGGGACTTTCACCATCACATCGACCCCATCCCTCAAGGTCAAGGCCGAGGGGAAGGGCGTCTACTCCGGAACTCTGAACTTCACCTTTGCCGGGGGGAACGGCCCTGGGGCTGTAGACGGCACGGTAACTTGCACGGGTAGCATCAATCCCACCGCGGTCTATGTGAAGGCTGACGGGGCGCTGGTGATACGTGAGGGCGACGTGGGCAACATGACCGGCACCGGAACGAACATAAGTCCGCCCCCGCCGACAGTACCGATCGCCGCGGTGGTTGAAATAACAAACGCCGGGCAAACGAAAGCAAAAGCACAATGAGCCGAGACATAGACTTGACAACCCTGGGCGACATAAAGAAAGAGGACGGGGACCTTGTGATCTCGGAGGAGACTCAGACGATCGCCAACAATGCCCGCATTCGATTGCTGACCATCCTGGCCGAGTGGTTCTATGACTACACTGTGGGACTCGATTGGTTTGACGAACTGTTCGCGACCTCGACCACCTACGATCAGAAAGTTTCAATCCTGAAAAACGAAATACTCAAGGACCCTGAGATCACTTCAATCACGTCCTTCCAATTTGCGATCGACCCGGTCGCCCGCAGCGGTGAGGTTGAATTCACCGCGGATACAATCTTCTCACCGATCAATGTCGAGGTTACAATATGAGTACATTTGATGACACCGGCCTAACGGTTGATGATTTCGCGACAGTGCTGGCCGCATTGATCGCGGACTTCCAAGCATCGTTTGGCGACAACATAAAGACCGGGCCGGATTCGATCTTCGGCGGTCTGGCAAACATCATTGCCGAGGGGACCTCAGACCAGAACGAACTCATTGAGCAGGTGGCGAATGCGTTCAACCCACAGACGGCAAGCGGCGCCGCCCTGTCCGCGCTCGTGCAGTTAAATGGTATCACGCGAAACGCCGACGAGTTCTCAACCGTAACCCTGAGCTGCACGGCGAATACCGCCGGGGCGTCCATCCCAGCGGGGTCGCTCGTGTCGGACCCGGCGACGGGTAACCAGTTCGCGACCGATGCTTTGCTTGTGCTGGCCCCATCGGCCACCAACACCGTCGCTGCAACCGCGGTGGACTCCGGTGTCGTCGAGGCCGCAAGTGGGACGCTCACCCAGATTGACACCCCGGTCTATGGCTGGGAGACCGTCACGAACCCGGCGGACGCCACCGTCGGGCAGGCTGAGGAATCGGACGCGGCCCTCCGGATACGCCGGGCCCTGGTCGCTGAGGGCAGCGGGCAGGCGTCGGTTGAGGCAATATTCCGAGCGGTCTCAGAAGTCGAGGGCGTGAGTGATACGGTTGTTTTCGAGAACGTGACCCCCGCAACCGACGCGGACGGTGTCCCTCCCCACTCAATATGGGTAATTGTGGACGCCCTTGCGGGTGCTGGGGTTGACGCGGACATAGCCGAGGCCATCTTTAATTCCAAGTGCGCGGGCATCGGGACCTATGGAACCACCACGGTTTCAGTGCTATCGGAATATGGGTATTCATACAACATCAAATTCAGCCGCGCAACAGAAACAAACGTCTACATTGAAGTAGTGCTTGACACTGACGATAACTACCCGTCCGACGGGGACACCCAGATTGAGGACGCCCTGATTGCATACTTCGAAGCGAACCAGGGGATCAGTGACGAGGTGGTATACAGCCGCCTATACACCCCGATCAACTCAGTTCCTGGGCACTCGGTCACATCCCTGACTATCGGATTCACGGCGTCCCCTGCTGGCACCTCAGACCTCGCAATCGGGAAGGCTGCAAAGGCCGTCACTGACGCCGCTAAGATCACGGTGACCTCCTAATGGGCGCCGCGACTGACCAAGCCCTCAGCCGGCTTCTCAATCAGTTCTCGGAGCAACCGAATATCCGAGCCTTGCTGACCGACATCTTTGCAAGGGTCGAGGATTCGAATGACATCCTTGACGACCTCCTCAACCTCCGGGACATCGACACCGCGACTGGAGTATGGTTGGACATCCTCGGGGACATTGTCGGGATTGAGCGTCCGGAAAAAGAAATATCCGCGGACTTTATTTTTGCATTCAAACAAAACCCGGCGGACCCTGACGACCCGGACAAGGCTTTTTACAATCCCAGTGGAACACCGACCGGTGGTTATTACCAAAGTTTTGAGGGACTCAAAGACCCATCGGGGGACCTTATGATCGATTCCGAATACCGGAAACTCGTGAAGGCCAAAGCCATCGGTAACCACGTGATTGGAAACATCGAAGACATCACGAGGTTTATCCTCGAGGGGTTTGGAGTTAGCAGTCACGTGACTGACGACAACCCTGGGGAAATTGAAGTCGAGCTCGTGTCAGGGTTGACCCAGGGCGAGCGGAGATCGGTGGAAGAATACGCGCCCCGCGCTGCCGGTGTCAACATCACAATAGTAAACTGGCCATAGGCCGAGGAGAATAGAATGCCGCTGACAAAAAAAGATTATCTTTGGGCCGAGACCGGCACCCAGACCACCCCCTCAGTCGCTCGCCAGCAATCCGGCTGGGTTAACGGCGAGCAACCGACGGCTGGGGATGAGAACTGGATCCAATACCTGCAGGACCTCGCGAATCGCGAATTGCAAGTGGGGGACAACCCGGAAACAACTTACGGGGAAGTCACCGAGGCCGAGTTTGCCGGGCAGAACCTGAACAATGATTCCACCGCCGGTACCGCGAACGGGTGGGGGTATGCTTGGTCTCCGAAGAATATCTACAATGCCAGCACCACAGCCGACACCCTCGAGGACCTGGCTGTTTCTTACGTCGCGGGGCAAAAAAGAATCTTCGCACTTGAGACGAACACCGGCGAGGTGCAGGTCTTTGATCCGTTGGACGTGACCCTCGATTTCACAATCTCAAACGCCACCCTAGTCGCGGGGCTGCCGACCACGACCGGCGCCTGGCTCCCCCTGTCGATGTGCGCGGACGACACTCACCTATTCATACTCTTCGAGGAGACCGGCGTCGGGGCCGGCACGGAGCGGCACTACGTCCAATCATACGACAATGACGGAACCGGGGTTAATTCATCCTGGCCGGCCACCGGCACCCAAATCACCACCGGTGTCCTCGCGGCTACGAGCTGGACGGGGATCAATAACCGAACCTCGAAAATAATAGTGAGCTCCCCGTCATTCATAACAACCCTCAACGGGTGGGTAGGCGCCGCGTATTCAGCCGGATACAGTGCGTCCACCCCACTCACCTCGACTATGGTGAAAGCGTCCGGGGGCCTCGGTACCGAGGGCGGCGGGGATGTGTCGAGCATCGGAACCAATCACGGGACCCTATACCCTTTCGGCGGCTTGGTAGCCGATGGTAACACCACAACTTCCGGCGGGGTGTACTTCACCCTTGCAACCCAGTCGGGTGCTACAAACCCCTACCGGGGTCACATATGTTCGGCTCAAGTGGGTGCCTTGACTGTAGGGACTGGATACACTGTATTCCCACTTGATTTCGGTCTGAATAATGTGGTGTGTCACTCATTGGTTTATGACGGTGACATGCTCACCGCGCAGATGAGATCGTTGACGTCTACGGTCACCGCTCTTGAACGTACTTATCACTTTGACCCGGTGACCGCTACGACCGCGGACTATCTGACAAATGACCCAGACTACCCCGGCACTAAAGAACTTGCGACTGACGGGATCAATCTGTACATGAGCTCCCGAGTCGGTGACAACCCTGGCGGGGCTCATACCAACACGAAACACAACACAGTTCTTAAGATCGACGCGGCGTCACTCTTCCCGAGTGGAATATATGCCGCATTGACAAGCGCCGTTCAAAACAGGTTCAATCTTGAAAAAGCCCCGAGGAACAACAGCGGCGTCCGTGACACAAATGTTGACTACCTCGGGCCCATGCTGTTTGACGGTCGGGATGTTTGGGTGATCCAGGACATCCGGGATGGGGCGACGTACACTTTCGGATCAAAGGTTTATAGGATTCCAAGAGTAGCAGTGAGATGATAGACGACAAGACCATACTCCAGATCGCCCGCGAGGTCACCGAGATTCACACAAAGCTCCCGTACCTCGCGACCAAGGAAGACCTCCGCCAGGAGCTCGCCAAACACCTCAAGTCCCCAGCGCACAAAAAGGTATTCGACAAAGCGACCACGTCCAAGCTCGTGAGTGTACTCATCGCGGCCCTCGGGGCCGTGGCGGCTCTGCTTTATTCTTTGATGTAGTTCTTCAAAGCCTCGAACAGACTTTCCTGCCGGGCTTCCTTGTCTCGGCAGCGCCGGAGCATCACCCGGTCAACCGTGCCCTGGGTGATTATGTGATGCACCCGCACCTGACCCCCGACCCCCTGCCGGTAGACCCGCCCATTGAACTGGGTGTAGTCCTCATAGTTGTCGGTGAGACCGAACCACACGACGTCGTTCCCTCCCCCCTGCAGGTTGAGGCCGTGGGCCATAGACTGGGGGTTGCCGAGTAGCAGGGGGATCTCCCCCCGGTTCCACCGCTCGACGATGCGGGCCGACTCCCGGGCCGTCGTGTCCCCTCCGATGTGCGGGGTTTTTGCGCCAAAGCGCGCAACCAATCGTGCCAAGTCATGGCGGAATCGGTACGCGACCAGCACGGGTTTCCCCTGCAATTCGTCGACCAGGTCGGCCAGGGCGTCTACCTTGGCCTTATGTAACTCTTTAAAAGTACTCAAGGTTTTGACATCGAAGCCCTGCATCTCTTGCTCGTACAGCGCGCCGTTCGCGACCTGGCAGCATGCCAGATATGCGCCACTGGCCGATGGCACAAAATGCATATTCCCCTCGATTTCGGCGCACAATTTGGACTTGAGTCCGTCATAGACTTTCTTCGCCGCCGGCGACATCTTGACAGGGATCTCATTGACTACCAGTTCGGGTAGGTCCAGGTGAGTCTTGGCGTCAATCCGCATCACGAGGGGCGCGACCTTCCGGTAGATCACATCGTCCGCCCCGGGCTTCAATTCGTACCTTATGAAATTCTGGAATCCAGTCCGGTTGAAATACAGATTCCGGTAGTGGGTAATATACTTTCCAAGAGCGTCCCCTTTGTCCAGAATATAGACCTGAGACCAAAGGTCCTCAAGACTTTTAGGTGTCGGGGTTCCAGTGAGAATGTAACGACGGTCGAATCGGTCGAGGTGTTTCTTGAGCAATTTGAACCGCTTGGCCTTCGGGCTTTTAAATTTGCTAGACTCGTCTATGATTAAATTGTCGAACTTGAAATCTTTTTCAAGTAGCCAATTTAGTCCTTCTGGGTTGATGAGATAGATGTCCCGGTCCTGTTCGAACTTGGAGCCCTTGCGGGGCCCGTGGAGCTTGGTAGACGTGAGGTGCTGGAAGTTGTCCCACTTTTGGATCTCTTGCTGCCAGACGGAGTAGACCACCCGCAGGGGAGCAACGATGAGGGTGGTCTCGTTCGGGTTGAGAAGTTTCCGAGTGCGGATGTATTGCAAGGTGGTTGCAGTTTTTCCGAGGCCGGGGTCCGCGAAGATACCCGCGGACCGGTTGGCCAGCATGAACTTAACGGCGTCGGCTTGGTAGGGGTGGGGTTTGAATTTCACTTTTTAAAATTTGAAACGGCGTTGAGCTGCGGGCCAGTTGTCATCAGTCAGGACGTACACATCGAACCCGAGGGACCGGAGGTTCTCGTGATACAGTAGCTGATCGGGTCGGGGTTTCTCCCCCGGGCGCTTGAATTCTACGAAGAACACATATCCTCCTGGACACAGCACCATTCGGTCAGGCGCCCCCGTCCGTGATGGGTCCCGAAACTTAACGGCGTAGAACCCATGCTGCAGCGCTTTGTCACAAAACTTCTTTTCAATCTCGCTTTCCAAACGCTCCACGGCACTTCCCTTTCATGAACAATTCGACGTCGGCTCCGGGGATTAACCATCGGGTCCCTCTAACCTTCCAGGCCCGGGGGAATGCCCCGCGACTGCAATACATCCGAATCAACGCGGGCGTCGTGTTGGTCAACCGTGCCACCTGTACCGGGGTGTAGTCTCTATCTGGGTTGATCATTTCTTATCTTTCTTAAATTTGCTCCGGTCTTGTCAGAGCGCCCAGTACCCCAACATTTATCACATACCCCATTAGTGATCATTTGGCCGCCTATACCCCCTTGCCAAGTTGATGTACTCCCATAAGCGTAATAACCATACCCGCCGCATCTTATACACTCAACTCCACTTAGACGAAAGGCTAAAGCGCGAATGTTTTCTCCGGCTTCAATACACGTGCCTCCCTGTTTTTCAAAATCACTCTCATTAATTACACGATCTATAGCGCGCTCCAATTCCTCAGTCCATACATCTTTTGGGTTATTGATCATTTCCTAAACCTCCTACTGACCCACCCCTCGGCAGCCACGGGCAACCCCTTGGCCCAGGCGGGCAGCTTGCATAACATGTCACTCACTTCCCATTCCTCAACGGCCCCCTCCGGCACTTCGACCACCGCCTCGTCGTGGACCGACAGCACCACGTCGTGCTCGGCGTCCTCGAGTTCGAGCATTGCGCCCGCCATCAAGTCCCGGGCTGCGGCCTGGGTGACATTCTCAATCAGCTTAGCCCCGTAGGTGTCCGTGCGACCTCTGGGTGACTCATAGCTGATCCGGTCTATGAGTTGCTCAGGGTCCCAGGGTGCGGGCTCCTGGCTCAACTCAGGCTTATTGTATACGATCTCCCGACCGCTGGGCAGCCGGATGATCATGTTCCCATCCCGACGGCTCACGACGCACCGACCGACGCGAGATGTCGTGCCGTATCGGATTGCATTGATCGCCGCGGAGTTCATGTCGTACCAAAGTTGCTTGACCCTGGCATACTTATTGCGATACGCAAACACAACCCGCTCGGCCATCGCATCGGATATGCTGATACCCCAGCCTTTACAGGTCAGCACGAACTTTTTCCAGCCCATGCCGTACCCCAGGCCTAGGATCGCCACTTTACCCAACATCCGCTCCGCGTCGGTCACATCGTCGGGTAACTTCCCATAGATGTCCCCGGCCATATCTCGATAGATGCACCGGCCGCCTCGGAACAAATCCAACCCGCGTTGATCGTCCGCAAGCCAGAGCAGCACCCGAGCCTCAATAGACGAGTAGTCCGCCCCGATCAATTCGTACCCTGGTCGGGCGGTCAGCATCGACCGGAGGCACGACGAGAGTAACTCGGCCGGATTGCCCAAGGCCTCGAGGTACTCGAGGTCTCGGTCTTTGATAGCATCAATCAGACCCTCGGCCACCGCAGCCTTGAGAGTCCCCCGGGGGAAGTTCTGGATCTGTATCCCGGACCCGGCCCAGCGGCCAGTGTGGGCGCCATAGTACAGGAGCAACGACCGAATGCGGCCGTCAGTGTCCGCCCGGTCCAGCATGGCCTGGTACTTTTTCGTCGATGATTTGGAGTTGGCCTGGCGGATTTCGAGAACTTCCCGCACCTCCGGCGGCAGGTCCTCCCGGGCCAGGGCCTCGAATACGTTCGCCTTTGCTAGCCCGTCGAGCTCAACGCCCCGCTGTTTGATCCAGTCGCAAAGGGCAACCACCTGGGCCGGGGACTTCACAGCCCCTTTCGTGACCCGTTCGATGTCCCGCTTGCCTCGCTCCTCGAGCTGGGTGAGCAGGTCGATTGCGCCCTTGACGGCCTCGACGTCGCACTGCACTCCTCTTAAATTTATTTTCAGGTCTGTGTGCCACACCTGTTGCTCGGTGTCCGATAGGTGGCCGAGCTTTTGGGACAGGGCGTATTCGGTGGCGACGTCCTGCACGCAGTACTCCCCGAGCCGCTTGAGGTCCTCCGGCGTCTCATGCCACTTGGCCTTGTTGTTCTTCGTCGGCTTCCGGGGCTTGCACATTTTCAGCATGAGCTGGTGCCCCTCACGGTCCTTCTCGACGTCGAGTCCCGCGGCTGCCGATGCCCCGGCCAGGGACCGGGGGAGCCCGTGGGTTGCAGCCAGAGCGGCCGAGCAGCGCCATTGCTGAACGGGGACTTTATGCATGTTCAGAGTGTGGTGCCAGATCACATATTCAAAAAAAGCATTGTGAGCTTCAATGAGCCCCCCGTTTTTGACGTGCTTGTAAATGATATACGGGAAGGGGATGTCACGAGTCCACAGATTGATCGGACCGTCGTCAATCTTCCAGGCCATGCATAGCACCTCGGTCGATGGATGCTTTGAGTATATCCAGGCCCCGTGCCTCCTCAAGTCACATTCGGACCGGGTCTCAAAGTCGAGGTAAAGGGTTGGCACCCCCGGCGAGGGAGGTGAGGAGGGAGGTGTTTGCGCCGGAGGTGCCATAAGTTTTACCAATCTTCGTCGGATGCGGTTACGGAAGATTTTGCATCGGCAAAGTCTTGCTCGGCACTGATGACCCCGATGAAAGGCTCGTCATCTTTGAGCTTTTGAATATTGTGCAGGTTGAACGCGACGCCTTTATTTCCGCTCACATCGTAAGCATAGGCGCTGACCGTGGCCCTGGCCCAGCACCCGGCATAGAATTCCGTCTGGTCAATGATGGGCTGCACGTTGGCGTCGACCAGGCCGGGCTGAAATTTCGTCGCGGCCTTCACGAAGGTGTTTCCGGGGAACCCGGCCCAGGCAGTCTCGTCGCCATCGCGGAAGGGTTTCCGGATGCCCGCGGGGACCTTGTCTCCCCACTTCTCAACCGCTGCCGCCTGAGCGATCCGCTTGAGTTCCGAGATGTCCTCGGTTTTGTCGAACAGCATGGTAATACTGTACTTGGGTTTGGCCGGGTCCATGCCGCCGGGCACGAACACTTCGGGAAACGCCACACGAAATGCGGGGGTCATGATTCTTGCTTTACTCATTGTCAAAATCCTCCTTTGCTGTCTTGTCCTTCACTGGGACTAACAGCATCCTCGTTTTCTTTCGGGTCGAGTGAGCCTCAATGAACTCCCTGTAGGGCTCACCGAACAACTTTAAAGCCTTCGACGGTGAGATCAGTTTCTTCTCATAGATGTCGGCGGCTTTGAATTTTTTGTTTTTCAGTTTCTTTGCAATCACATCCGGAGCATTCCACTTCGGGTGACCATACCCCTGCACGGCTTTGTAACCGTCGATTTCAAGGGTACCGTCCGAAACGAGCTGGGCCGCCCGCTCTTTGAGTTTCTTGAAGTACTCAAGGACCCGGGCCTCTTTCTGCAGTTCGTCTCTGTATTGCTCCGGGGTCATACCGTCAACGACAGCACTGAACTCCTGTGCAGCGGTGTCCGAGGCTTCCTTGCGGAGCGCCGGGCACATAGTGATACCGGGACACCAGTGGCAATGGGTCCCTGGGATGTGGGTGTCTGGCTCGTCGAGGGTCCGCTGTATCGCTTGGGTGAAGCGCTCGCGCCACTCGTCCAGCTCGGCCAGGGTGTAGGTGGTCGACCGGACTGGGCCGTCCACGTGTGGCGCCCGGGGCTGCACGATGGTGATCCTCAAGTGAGTGAATTCATAATCAGGCAACCCATCCATGGTCATGAGACCGTAAATGATGAGCTGAGGGTTGTCCTGGATCTCAACCACCTTGCCTGAGCCGTGCTTGTAGTCGATGATTTCCAGTTCTCCAAAGTCATTGATGATCACAGCGTCCGAGGTGCCGAAGACTTTGACCCCCGCAAATTCGGATTTCACCCGGGCCTCGAGTTTGAATTCATTGGTTCCGGTGAGTCGTGACTCCACGTAGTCAACATATTTCTGAACTGCCCGGGCCATCTCGTCGGTCACATCGATCCCATTGAGGTTTTGCCCAATCCAATCACGTGCCGGGGCCTTTAGAAACAACGCTTGCTCCCCCAAAGTATGCGCCGCGGTGCCCTCCTGGGCGTAGAACGACGACTCCCCAGGGGGTGCTTTCGCCGCAAGGGAAATGCACCCGGGGCATGCGAGCCACCGGTTCGCACTGCTCGGGGCATACTTGCTGTGACTACCCATCGAGCTCACCCAGGGCCGCGACGAAGCCGACGAAATTCGAGGGGTCGACGTCCGCAAGCTTGCCGCTGTCTGAGAACTTCGTGAGTAGGTCCTTGACCGCCGCCCGCTTCTCGGCATTGCCGCCGGTGT